GGGCGAGAAAATTGAGAAAATCCTTGGTCTGAGTGAAAATCTTAACGGTCTTGAAGTCCGGCATGCGATCACCCTTGTCAGACTCAACTGGGGCAAGCAAAGTGAACTTCCACATGTCGACGACATCACCCTCCTTATTAAGGGCCTTTGCGGGGTTAAGTGTTCCATCCGCCTTAGTAAATTCCGGCTTGAGTTCCACAACCACATTTGCCTTCATTCGGCGGAAAACCGCCATTGGACAATGTGCCGTCTCCCTCAAGTTCAGCTCGGGATTGTTAGTAGTGACAATGAGAAGCTGAGAGGTGTAAGCCACTTTGCCCTTGTCACCAAAAGCTTTCGGAACCAAATGGGTAGCGTTGTTCACTCTCCTAATAATGGCATCAACCACAGGATCAAGTTCCCCCGGCTTTCCCGTCTGGATAGCAGCGTCGTCATGAATGTCAACCCACTGGTTATAGTAGGTCTCATCGAATTTGTCACTCAAATTGGCCCAATTGACAGCCTCATAATCATCCTTGGAAATCTTGAGCACGTCTGAAGCCCACTTCATGATATAACCCAAAATGACGGACTTAGCCTGGCCGGACTTGCCCTGTAGCATAATGGCATACGGGGCATATTTCATGCCACCAGACTTCATCCGAACATCATGGGTCGTCAGCATCTCCGCAATGCGGTTGTTGGCCTGGACAACGTCCTTAACTTGTACTTTTGGTACCATGTGGATGAGACTCTTACCCTCATCCCTCAACTTCCTAATGGCGGACAAATGTGCCCTCTTCTTAGTCCAACTCCTCTCCATAATCATGTAACCATCATCACATGCCAAGCCGGCGTACTTGGTCATAAATTGAGTGTAAGGAGTGGCAAGCGAGAAAGCTCCGGTAAGATCGCCATTGTACCACATACGACCACGAGTAAGGAAAAAATCAATGGTCTGGGTGGCACTAGCAAAGAAATCGTTTGTCTCCGAAAAATACTTCTTCCTGTACTCGCGCTCAATCTCAATAAACTTAGTAACGCTGAAACCCTTCCCCGCATCAAAGTAAAACATTATGGCAGTGAGGAGGGACAGCAGGCCCACAAAGCGGTGAGAGATG